AAACCGAATAATTTAGCCATTTTGTCAGTATTGTCTTATGGTCTATTTATCAACCAACGACAACCTGGCCATTATTGTCCAGGGCTTCCCACCATTGAACTTGGAATTCAACAGAGAACTCTTCAATAACGTTATTGCTATCGTAGGAGAGTTCAATACTTGAAACGTTGGTTGGGAACACACCATGGAAGTGGTATGATCTCAGGATGGGAACAGTATTTCCTGAAGTTGCAGGAACACCAGCCTGATTGGTGATAGGTGCTCTACCAAGTTGATGAACGTAGGCTTCCTGTTGATAAACAGTTGGATCAACTTCACCAGCATTGTCGGAGACTTTGTTGATGATGTTTGCCCACTTTTCAAAAGCATCTCTGAGAACAAAGTTGCTGTCGTTGATAACGGTAATAGTCCAACTATCAAAACTTCTCTCACCAGCAATCTTCAGTTCTCTTCCTCTGAAAGGAACCGAAATTGGTGCAATGATGGAAGCGGGGAGGTTAGCACCCTTTACCAGAAAACGGGTTCTGTCACTTACATCATTGTCATCAATTCCCAGAGTGGGAAACTTGAGTTCCACTTCAAAGAAATTAGGGCGAACACCACCACCAAGAAGCTTACTCTTGAAGGTGTCCAGGGTTCTCGCGTTAGCCCCTGTATTGGGGATTTGCTGAGGCATTTTTACTTACTCCTGTTGAATGATTGATGCTGTACTATTTAATAATCAGACGGTGCCGATTACTTCTTCAAAACTGACTCCAGTGCGGGTAGCAACGAAGGTCAGACCAATGTAGTTGATAGAGCGGGTTGGTTTGACGAAGATATCAGCGCGGAATTCATTCGCGTCAATTACATCGGCAGTGTTGTTGCTCTCATCACAGACAACCAGGAAGTCTGTGACACCTCTCTTCGCTTGAACATCGCGGAGATAAGGTTCAACGATGTTGACGAAGTTTGCTCTGGTGATTGCATCGTTGAACTCAAACAGTTGAGCACGTGCAGCTCTTTCAATCGCAGTTTCAATCGTCAGGAACAGACGACGAACGTTGATTCTGTCAAACGCGGAAGTGTAGGACAGAGCGGTCTTATCACCAAAGAGGATGATTCCACCACCAGGAGATGCAATGACTGGATTGATTCTCTTAGTGTAGAGGAGGTCTCTTTGAGCTTGTGATGGGTTGTATGCAAGTTTAACTGCATTATTTACAACACCACGGGTTGTTCCAGCAGGCGAGAACCATGGGAACGAATTTTGTGAGGTTCTTGCCATCATTCCAGCAACGTCAGCGTTGGTTGGAATGTAACGGAACTTCTTGTTGAAACGGTCAAAGGTGTACTTATAACCCGAATCAAGTACAGCGTAGGAAGAGGAATTAACCTGATCCATTGTTGCGATCACGTTATTTGTCTGGGTATCAGAGTTGGTGAGAGGGACATCACCACTCAGAACGTCAGCTCTTCTTGGAGAAACGGTTGCGACGCAATCCTTTCTGTTCTCTGCAATCTGAACCAGTTTGTTAGCCTTACCTACGGTCTCGTCTCTAGAAGCAAGACCAGGACCCATGATCAGGTAGTTAATTGGATATTCTCTCTGGTTAGCGAACTCATCGTAACCAGTCATCAGATCGCCAAGGTTTGTGCTGTAAGTAGGAGCGGTGTAAGTACCGCCGTAATCCGTACCACCTTGCAGTGAATAGGTTGATCTACCAATACCCGAGAAGACAATACCTTGTGCATCCTGACCCCATGCAGAAGCAGAGGCGGTGAATGCAGTATTACCGTTGGAGAATCCAGTTGCACTACCCAGAGGTGCGTAACCAGCAAACAGATACTCAGAGTTATCTGCGAGGTAGTTCTTATAGTAGATTGGGGAATTGAACTGTTCTGCGTCCTTAGCCTTGGAAAGTCCTACCCACTTCTCAAGGATTTGACCAGCGTTTCCAGTTTCCTTGCCGCTGTCATCAACGACGATAACGTTGATTTCGTCAAATCTTGAATTTCTTGACGAAGCGTATGCAGAAGTTTGTGGTTTTGGAGCAACGTTCTTCCAGAAGACGGTTGAATTGCTCAGACCCAGTGTTTGAGCCTCATACCAGTCAGTTGCGGTTGTTGGAGTGAGTGCAGAGTTGGTAGTAATACCAGTTACTGTCATGATCTCACCAGTGGTTCCAATACCAACTGATTGAACTCTGATGTAGTCACCAACATCAATAGCACCAACAGCGTTGATGTCCAGAGTTGTGGAACTTGCAGAGGACTGAGTTACTCTTACAGTTGTTGCAGCACCAGCATTTGACAGAACATAAACCGTGCTACCATCGTTGTGTGCAGCAGCAGTAGTACCATCAATACTTCTGGTAGAGAAACCAACGAAACCTGTTCCAGAAACGATGGTAACACCAACACCAATCAGTTCTGAGTTGATCAGAAGAACGTTTGCAGTACTATCACCGATTGTGTTGATTCCAGTCGTGGAGGAAAGGAATACACCAGTTGCACCGATTGCGAGTGCAGCTCCACCAGCTTGGTCAATTGTCAGGTTTGAACTGACGAGGTTGTAGAGGAGAACTTCCGAACCAATTTCAACAGCACCAACACTTGTACCAGCAGTTCCTCTGGTGACTGTCAGTGATGTGGTTGCGGCACCAGTTGCACCAACGATGTTCAGAGCTCTTGATGTCTTGAACTCAAACGCACCACCCTTGGTGTAGTCAGCGTTCGCTGTGGTTCCAGCAGTGGATACCTGACTTACAACTTTAACATCAATACTTGATGCACCAACACCAGTAACGATACCCTTCAGGTGACCGTTCAGTGTCAGTGAAGTACCGATACCACCGATTTGAGCACCACCGAATGCCTGAGTTACTGCAGCACCAACGACGATACCAGAAGTTGTGATACCAGTCAGAGTTTGGTCAGCTCTTGCGTCAATGACACAGACCTTGAGGTCATTTGCCCAAGTACCAGGGTTCTTAGCCGCCCAGTACCATGTTGTAGCTGTGTCGTATGAGTTATAATAGTCTTCTAAATTTTTGATCTTTAAGTCGGTTACCGAAGATCCTGCTCCAGTAGCGACAGCGGCGTTTGCGTTGACCAAGGACGAACCATCTACCCTGACAACTCTCAGAACACCACCATATGAAAGATAAGAGGAAGCACTCATCCAGTATTCATACTGATCACTGGTTTCTTGTGGCTCACCAAAAGTATCAACTAAATCTTTCTCATTCTCAATAAGAGTTGGCTCATTGATTGGACCCTTTACAAAGGGTCCTGCGATGGCGCCAGTCTGGTCACTTACGCCCGTAATTCCACCACGGGTAAGGTCAACTTCCCTTACTTTAATCCCAGGAGATACTAAGCCTAAACCAGCCATCTGATTTCCTCTAGAAGTTTCAGTTTGTTATCTGAATTTATTTATTGTTTGGCACCTTTTCAAATGGGGAAACAAGACGTGAACACTACCAATCGGGGTATTCCCACCTATCAAATATGGTATTTGTCATTCTACTGACAGTAACTCGTTGTATTGTACAGGTTTTGCATTCATATGAATATGCAGATGGATATGAACCTCTATCTTTTCTTGTGAGATAGAACTCGTCCAGAAGGTTCTTTCTTTCACCACAAACTCTACACGTTCTCTCAACGAATAATAAATGTTCTAGATCAAACTTGTCGTCAAGATTCATTAATAATACTCCCACATATAACTCATATCTCCGTAAGAAGAATTGATGTCATCCAGATCTGTCTTTTTCCAGAGAGTTCCATCATCTCCTTGAATCACATCTTCATCAAGACCATCACTGATAAAACCAAATGGAGCCATGTCCTGTTCAATCTGATCTCTCTGGTCTTCGTACAATCTTTTACGAACGTCCTGATCGGTCAGTTCTTTGAAGTAATCTTGTGCAACCAACCAGGCATAAATGACCAAACACATTGCAAGGTCGTCATTACACCCATCTTCAGCCTCAAATGAGTTTCTCTTGTGAATGAATGTTGTGAGTTCTGATATAATATCATAGTCTTTGAAGAGAACTTTGTCAGCTTCAATCATGGTCTTGAGGTTGGAACATCCAAGAGCTTTTACTGCCTTAGACATCTTGAGTCCCAATTGAGTTTTCTTTCCAGAGAAACCCTGTCCAACAATCTGACCAGCTCTACCTCTCATAGAACACTGGAGAAGATTGGGATACTCCAAATCATAGTTTAGAATAGCTGCAACTTGATCACCAATATCATTCACTTCGCATAATACCCATGCATTATTATATGATTTCACCATCTCATAAATGATGGATGGAAACAACATGGGTTTGATTTCGTTGTTTTTATATTTGGCTACAACTCTATGTGGATATTCGGTGATGTCTACGATAACAAAAGCTGAATAGTCATTACCACCACCCCTAGCAACGTCAACAGTGCAAACGTAGTCATGATTTTCTATTGGTTTCTCATAAACGTCCATTCCATTTCCCGACTGGACTGGATTATCGTAAACTAAAGCTCTAAGTTTGGCTGGATTGATGAGAGTATCAACTGATCCAAGGAACTCACACTCAAACTCAACCTTGAACTGGTTTTCTGAAGTGTTCTTGATTGTTTGTTCTCTCCACTTCTCATCACGGCCTGGAACCTCTGACCAGTGAACTGAAGTTGGAACGTATTCGTTTTGACCCCTCTCAGCATCATGCCACATTCTGTAAAAGTGGTTCATGCCGTGAGGCGTTGAAACCATTATGACTTTTGTGCTTTTACCAGAAGTAATAGTAGGATAAACAGATGCAAAGAAGGAGT